CCCCGAGCGCCTTGTGTCGCTCACCCCAGCCGGCATAGAGGGTTGCCAGCTCAGCTCGGTCGCGATACTTGAACTCGAACCCCACCTTCACAGGATCGCCGCCGACCGTAGGAAGCATCACATCAGCTTTGAAGGTGGGGTTCTGGATCAGTTTGAACTTGGCCATGAATCCCCCTTATGCGCCGTAACGGATGAATTTTGCGACCACGGCGAACACGGCGGTGACCGCCATGATGTTGTTCTTGGTCATCGACGGCACGTTGTCGAACGACGCGTAAGCGTTGTAGGCAATGACGCCACCAGAGGCGAGGTTCACGCGGACCGCCCTCGGCTTTTTGTCGTCGTCGGCTTCCAGCAGCACTCCGTTGTGCGGGAGGGCCGGGTCATCCGCCATGGTCAGCGTGAACGACAAAGCAGACTTGGACGTCGGGATCTGGTGCTCATCGTCCTCCTCAAGGAACGAGTAAGTGACGTTTTGCTGCTCGCCGCCGGATTTGTTTGACTCGGTGACTTGGCTGATAGGCACCCAGGTCAGAATCTTCCGTACCGAGCCGCCGCCCGCGCCAGCGATGAAGCGCGCCGCATTGAGCGTGTTGACCGACTCAAGTACGAACGAGTCGGTGGTCGCGGTCTTGACGCGCGCTACGCGATTGTTCAGGCGCGCCCAACCAGAAGTGACTTCGACAAAGTCGCCAGCCTCAAGGTCGTGGCCGGCCGACGACACAACAGCTTCGGTTGCATTGGTGATCGCGGTAAAAATGATCGGCGCGTCATACGAGGCAGCGATAGCGGCAGTCGAGCCATTGGGTAGAAAAACGGCCATTGGTGTTTCCTCTTTTCAGAAATGACAAAACCCGCTCAATGGCGGGTTCTGGGTTTGCCCAATGGGCGGATTAGTTTGTGTCTGCTCGGTACAGGAACGACACGGGCACGGTGAACGTGGTGCCGTCGGGAATGCCGGGGCCAGGGTCGACCGGGGTCATGGTCACCACTGTCAGAGCGTCCTTCGTGTTCCGCTCGTACAGGGGGAACAAGGCAGCGATCTGGTCAGCCAGTGCACCGGCCGCACCTCGGTACTTGCCCGACGGCGTCACGATGCTGATCTGAAACACGCCGGTGTACAGCTTGTGGTCGCCGCCGAGCGTGTTGCTTGCGGTGTCCCCTGGCAACGTGAACGCTCGCAGGTAGGTGACGCCATCGGTGGACTCATAGGCCTCGTTCTCGACGACGACCTTCAGCGGCACCAGAAGCGCTTTCGCCCAGGCGATCAGCTTGGCCTCGTAGATTGAGGCAATGATGTTGTGGCTCATACCTGGTTGTTCCTGATGGCTTCATCGACGATCTGTTGGAAACGGGCCAGGGTGATTCGAACCATCCCGCCCGGCGCCTGCTTCGAATGCCCATATTCCAATGGCACGCCGTACGGAAGATTATTCACGAGATAGGCTGTCTGCCCGATCGTCAGCGCCTCGACCTGAGCCTTCAGCACCGCAATGCTGACGTTACCGGAGCGATCAACCTGATCAAGCACGCCGTCGGCCGGGGTATCGATGGAAAACTGCCAGTTCCCGCGGAACCGTCCGCCGACATAGCCCTTGCCGGCGACCAGGCCGTTCACATTGAAGTTCTGGTCGCGCTCGGTCTTGGTCAGGGGCTTGGCGTATTTCACGCCGCGCTTCAGCTTGCCGGCCTTGGTGAAGTTGCTGTCGGTCAGGTTGATGACCGTATTGCGCACAGCAACCTTGAAGTCGTAGGCATCGGCCGCCGCAGTGTTGGCCTGTCGATGCGCAACGTTGGCCGCCCAAATCTCGGGATTACCCACCGGTGACATGCGGATAACGCTGCTGCCGATCTCGATAACGATTTCGCGGAAGGTGGCGTCGAGCCCGGACTTGGCCTGTTCCGCAAACTGCCGGATGTTCTCAGCGAAGCTGCCGTTGAGGCCTGCGTATTTGCTCACGACCGCACCTGCAACTCGTACAGGATCGGCGTGCCGGCTGGGTTGATCTCTTTCAGCGGCGGGACGATTGACCAGGTACGACCCTGGACGACGACCTTGTTCAGGAGATCAGGCACCCATGCCAGCCCTTGCGCGGCGATTTTGAGCTTTTTGTCGCCCTGCTTGATGAGGCTGTTGTTCTGGAATTCTTGGCCAGTGAAGTCGAGCAGGATGCCTTGGGCGGTCTGTTCGGTGGTTGTGTCAGTCGGCGCGTTCCCGATATCGGGATCGTACTCTCCGACGGTGATTGCACGAATGATCACAGGCTGGCCGAACTCTGTGATCATCTCCAGAGCCATCACGGCCATTTCTTCGTAGAAGGCCATGGTGGCTCCAGATATGAGAAGCCCAGCGCGGTGGCTGGGCTTTAGCTTAGAAGTTCAGCATTTTCTGAATGAAGGTTTTTAACGCCTCATCAGCGATTGTAACGGCTCGCTTTGCCGCTTCCGGGTCATTCACGTTTCCCGCCATTCCAGAGAGAGCGGCAAGATATGCTCGCGTCCAAAATTCACGTTGTTCGTCAGCACTGGGGACCATTCCTAAATCTCCTTTTGTATCGAATAACAACGCTACCATTACGCCCTTACCGCAAACAATCCCCGCTTTTGTAGGTAGTCGGCAAACTGCGTTGCGCTCGGCCGATCCGGCGCCGCCGGCAACAGTCGGCCGCTGGTGTTTGAAATCGTCGCGTACTCGCGAGTTACCGCGCCTTCGACACGCTCGAGCGTCACCGCACCTTTGCGCTTCTCGATCGGGTCAATGTCATCGATGTGGATCTCGGCGGCCAAGGCTATCTGGCCGTACTGGATGCGAGCCGGCAGGTAGTTGTCGGGCTTTATCTGGCAGTCCAGTTCAACCCCTCGGCGCGGCCAGGCCAGAGCCTGATCGCTATCCGTCTTGCGCCCCTTCCAGGTCTTGCCATCCATAGCCAAGGCGGCCCGGCGAAGCAATGCTTCTTGCGCTGGCTCGTCCGCAGGGATAGTCACACCGAACTTGCCGGCGTACATGACCAGGTCCGCAGCGCTCGCGTAGCTTTCGGCGTCTGGCTTGCCGGTGCCGTCCTCGATGATGAGTGTCATGGATCAACTCGCTGGAATGGTTTGAAGATTGGCCGCCGGGTTACCGGAAGCCAGCAGTATCACGCTTTGGACAGATCAGCGACGAGCTTTTCCAAGGATTCTTTCGAGGCGTTGGCCCGGTAAGTCACACCAGCAGCGTCGAGTTTAGCCTTCAGGGCTTCAACCTCCACGCCTTCACCCGCCTTCAGTTCAGCGAGCTCGTTGCGCAGCGTCTCGTTTTCCTTTGCGAGATCGTCGCGCGCACCGGCCAGATGGACCATCTGCAGGCGGATGCCCTCGAGTGCCTGAAACAGACGGATTGCGAGCTCGCCGGCTTCCGGCTTTTCAATCTCGCCAGCGTCAAACCCGTCAATGACAGTGCGGACCATATCGCTTTCGATGCGCAGCTTGCCGATCAGCTCTTCCAGTTCAACCTTGTTATCGCCAGCGCCGACAACCAGCACCTGGTGCGGCTCCACTTCTATCGCCGTCACTTCGACGCCGACATACTCGTAAGCTTCAACCACCTTCGGCCATTCCCCAACGACGACAACACCGGTCACGCCCGCTTCTGGGCGATCGAAGTGCTCCGGATTGCGATAGCGTTTATCTGGGTCAAAGCCCGAGCTTTGAGTGGAATAGATGAGTTCCATGAAAATCTCCGTCGCGGCCATTGCTGGCCGCTGTCAGGGGTGAATCTTAGGGCGTGGTCGTCAGAGTGATCATCACGCCGGCGGTGACCTTGTCGCTGTCGGAGTGCTTGACCCAGTTGGCTGCCGAACCAACGGCCGCCAAAGTTGGGTTCGCGCCGCCGACGGAGTCCTTCCAGCTGTAACCCAGCACGTCGATATTGACGGTGCCTTCAGCGCGGTAGCCGATACCGAGGTTTTCTTCGTCGTCCACGTTATACGAGCGGAAGCCCGGGGCCTGGGACTCGGTGATCACCACGGCATTCGGCAGCAGGCCGAAGATCACATCCGCCGGCGCGGTGTCGGTCACCAGTACCGGCTTGCCAAGGGTGCCCGGCAGGCCGCCGTAGATCACGACGCCAGCTTCTTCGTAAACCTTGTTCGCAATGGCCTCATCGACGATGTCGAAGTAAGCGCTGGAGTGCATGACCCACAACGCAATACGACCGAACTTGTCACCGAACTTGCGCATGCCGCGGGTCAGGGTCTTCTTGCCGTCGGTTTCGATGTTGGCGGTGACCACCATGCCGGCGTTGGAGCTGATAGCGGCACGCAGTGCAGCGGTGGCGTACTGGATGAAGCCTTCCAAGGTAGCGTCAGCCACGTCGGCGCCGATGATCTGGGAGAACTCTTCCACCGGACGACCGCGGCGCTTGAACGCCTCTTCAGTGGTCTGGTACGGGCCGTACTTCCACGGAGCCTTGACGCCCACGGCTTCGCCGGCGCCGATCTTCTTGGCGGTTACCTTACCCACAGAGTTGACGTCGCGGTGTTCCAGCGAGCCGCCGATTTTGTAGAAGGAGCGCTTGCGGAAGTCGCCTTCGATCAGTTCGTTGTCGAGAACGATCGCGCCATTGGACGAGGCGTTGAACACATCGAGGTTGTCCTGGACACGCTCCAGGTATGCGGTTTGTGCCTCATCGTTGTAGATGATCAGGTCGCTGTTAACGGTTGTAGCCATGGGTGAATCCCCTTACTTGGGCAATTGCAGGTATGCGGTTTGGCCGTGCTTGCGCTGGAAATCGCGCTTTTGCTCGGAGGTCATTTCGGAGCGTTTGAATGCAGCCTGGCCGCCACCCCCGCCCGGGGCTTGTGTCCCTGAAGCCCTTGGCCACAGGTGAGGTGCGCTTTCGCGCAGTGATTCCGCCCATTCGAGCGGAGTCAGTGGGGTTTTGCCGTCTTTGCCGAGGATGGTCTGGCCAGAATCATCGACGGCGACCGCTTCACCCTCGTCATTCAATGAAAACACGCCCTTGGCGCGCAGGATGATGTCGTCGGTTGCTTCCGGCAGCGCGCCGGCTTTCAGGGCTGCACCGCGCACCGAGTCACCCAGGACTTTGCCCTGGAACTTGGCGGCGAAGGTTTCAGCCTTTTCGGCGCGTGCGGTGATGGCCTTCAATTGCTTGTCGGTATCAGCGCGCAGGCGTTCGGTCCGGCGGTTGAAGACTTCGTCCACCTTGCCCTCTGTCAGCAGCTTGGTTTCTTCGTCCTGGCCCGCCCGACTCAGCAGCCCTTTGACGGCGTCGATGTCGATGCCTTCAAACTGGGTTTCGAACTGGGTCAGCTTGCCGGAGGTTTCCTTCAGCTTGCCTAGCAGCTCCGTGTTCTTGGTTTTCAGACCCGAAACGGATGCTTCAACGGCAGTCGCGATAGCGGCCTTGATTGCCGGGTTTTCCAGGTCGATTTCGTTTTCTTCTGCCACGTTGATGCACCCCTTGGGTATGTTTTGCCCGCTTTGCAGGCATAAAAAAACCCGCCGAAGCGGGTTGTATTCATAATTTTTGGCTGTGAAGATCCGGCCGCCGCCACATGGCGATATAAACAAGGATGAAGATGAGCATGCCCCTCGCACCAAAAGGTCGTTTCTTTTCTCTATCAGAAACCATAACGGTCGCGATCGTTAGCTCTGCAGCCGCGCTAATCGGCGCTTTTGGTAGCTCTGTGCTTACGCTAATGGCAAGCAATGACTCTCTAAACCAAAACCGTATCCAGAATTGCGTTCAGCGAATGGATAAGCGCGAGGAAACACTACGATCCAAGGGAGATGCATTCCTTAAAAGCATCGCAAGCATTACGACCTACGCCTACAGCCCATTGAGGGACGTGGTCGGCTGGAATGAACGAGCAGAAACGCTGATGAAAAATGCATTCATGGTTGCTGTGTATGCTCCAGAAATCTCTGTTCAAACGCTCAAGGTTTCGAGCCTGATGCGCGAAACACTTAACGTGCCTGAGAACGACAAGGTACGTGTTTATAAGGAGCTAGACACCGAAGCCGGCCACTGGCCAAATCTGTATTTCGAAGTCATAAAAAGCGTTGAAGCCGAAAGAGCGAAATGCATAACTCCTGAAACTTAAATCCCCGCTTTTTCAAACGCTAAAGGCTCCAGCCCTTTCATTTCTACCAGCGTCAGCGGCGCGAAGTTGCGATCAAGCTGCAGCTCGGCGAAGCGTTGGATACTCAACCCTCCCTCACGAAACAGCTTTGCCCTCACCGGGCCTATGGCCACGTCCTGGAACGAAGCCGGCTGCTGCTGAAGCCAGTGGTAGTAGTCGAGGCTCGCGCTGACCTGGCCCGCGCCATCCGCTCCTACTGAAGCCCGCGTTGCGCCCTTGGCGAACATCTCGCTGAGCTTGGTCAGCAGAATGAACGTAGTGCGGCAGTTCGGGTGGAACGGTGGCCTGGGGCCGGAGTCGACCGGGAACCGCCGCTTATCCATCGAGCGACATTGCTGGCTCGTCTTGCTGTCCAGCGTGGCGACCATTTCAATTTCGGCCACGATATCCGTGTTGGCCTTGGCCACTTCCATGCGCGCTTGGGATGACACATGCTGAATCGCGGTGTGCACGACCGTGCTGGCATTGCGATTAGTCGTTGCCAGGACGCCGTCTTTGTACCCCACCGCCTTGGTGCCGCGAATATTGCGGATGACCTGGAAGTTCGTCTGCCCTTCGAAGAACCCCTGCCGAATCGTGCCGGTGACGCGCTCCCGCTCGGCAGTGGTCCAGCCCTTGATAAACGACTTCAACAACTTCCCGCCACCGGTGCCGCGCATGCTAAGTGGATTCGTCAGCACCGCCGCCCTGATGGCCGCCGCCGTAGGCGCTGCAACGTCGAGCGATACGCCGACCGGCGCAGACCTGGCCAGGCTTGTGGCCTCGAACTCAGCTTCATAGTTGGCGATGTCGATCAGGTCGAGGTTCAGTTGCGCGCTGTAACGGTCGAAGATGCCCAACAGCAGGCTATCGACTTCCTTCAGCAGCGCTTCAAGACGCTTGACGTTGTACTCGGTCAGGTCCGACTGGGTGAGCCGGTCACGGATCGAGCGATCGATCTCCTTGAGGAAAGGTGCAAACTTGCCGACCTCCCCCGCCTTCAGCTTTTCGAGGAAGACCGCGTGCCGGATCGTGGCGTCAAGGATTGCTTGGTTTGCCGCCATTTGGTGTTACCTCATCATCCAGGCCCAAGCCATCGCTCTGCTCTTGAAGCTCGCCATCGATCTGCAGGTCTGTACGCTCCGGGGCAATTAAGCCCAGTTTTCGCAAATAGGCCCGCAGATCCGCCTTCGCGAACCCGCCGTTCTGCCACAAGCCAACCAAGGCAGTGATCATTTGCGGATCGGCTGTCAGCTCGACGAACTCCTGATTGACCTGGTAGGCGACCTTGTCAATGACGCCCATGTACTGGCCGCACCACATGATCGATCGGGTGTAAGCCTCGCTGACGTTTGCCACGCAACCAGCCAGCACGGACGTCGATGCAGATTGATCACCGCGGGACTCGGTAGCAGTCTTGGCC